ATGGCAACATTCAAATATGAAATATTTAAAGATAGGAAAAGAATAGATGGCACTTACAACGTTAAGATAAGAGTCACACACAATAGGAAGCTTAAAAGGATTCCCACTTCCATATATGTTACGAAAGAAGATATAACCAAGGGGTTTAAAATCAAAAATCAGTCCATCTTAGATGAATTAAATAACATCATATCCATATATAGGAGCAAGTGCAACCTGTTGTCATTGCTCATAAACGATATGGATATAACAGAACTTGTGGAGCATATAACCAAAACTGATGAATCATCTCTAAAAATAGACTTCATTTCCTACGCCCGCAAATGGATAGATGAGAACAGAGAGAAGCATGGAATCAATGTGTATTCCTGCATGGTAAACTCTTTAACAAAATTCCTGGGACGGGAGAAATTGGATTTTAAGGAGATAAATTACAAATTCTTGAAATCGTATGAAGAACATCTCGGTCAAAGACGTGCACTCTCTTTATATATGGGAGCAATCAGGCATTTGCATAACGAAGCTAAAAAAGAATATAATGATGAAGAAGCAGGGGACATAAAGATACCATGGTCTCCATTTACCAAGTATTCTATACCTAATATAATATGTACCCGCGAAAGAGCTTTGGACGCAGATACTATCAGAGCCATATACAACCTGCCATATATACTCACTAAAGATAAAAAGGAGAAGGATTGCAGATTTAATTTTGCAAAGGATATGTTTATATTATCCTTTTGCTTGATGGGTATGAACTCGGCAGATTTGTTTCTTTGTGACACTATAAGCGAAAGCAAGGGAACGCTTACAATCACATACAACAGGGCAAAAACTGCAACAAGAAGGACTGATAAAGCAAAAATAAGCGTTAACATTCATCCCTTCATATTGCCCATATACGAAAAGTATAAGGACGTATCCGAAGAAAGAGTTTTTAGGTTATATAAAAAGTATTCCACTTATGGCAGACTCAATGTTGCCATAAATGTAGGTTTGAAACAGATAGGGAAAGTTCTTGGCATTGAAGATTTGGAATTTTACGCAGCCCGGCATTCTTTCGCTTCCATCGCACGAAACGATTTAAAAGTGGACAAAGGTACAGTAGGAGAAGCACTAAATCATGTAGATAAAGAGAACAGAATGACAGATCTATACATAAAAAAAGATTTTTCCGTAATTAATGATGTTAACAGTAGGGTTATTGATTATGTTTTTAACCCCGATATGATGAAAGGGTAAATGTAAGGCAGCTTATTGGACCGCCTTTTCAAGGTTCTCTCTGATTTGTTGGAGCATTCGGAAAGCCCCGGCCATCTTATAGTTGCCCAGACATTGCTTAGCCTGCATGATACAACTTTCAACAGTAAGTTTCAAATCCGGAGTGAAAGCCGCTTTGTTAATCTGCATTTCTTTTGGAAATTCATTGGCATGGTTATTGAACCATACGATCATTTCATTCAATTCCTCTTCGGAATAAGATTCTTTTTCAGCCATAATACATAAGTTGATGTTAATAGTGTGCAAAGATAAAGGAACATATAATTCATGGGTTATCTTTTAACAGAAATATTATCAAAATAAAACCGTCCCTACTTATCACAAGCCGGAACGGTTCAGATTAGTTATGTTTTGACAATTTACTTCACATTTTATTGAACAAGATACCAATGGATTTGTTCAAAGGGATTTGCCTATTTCTAAAATATTTGTTGTCACATTATTACGTATTACAAAAAAGGAGGGGCATCGTGCATCACGAGCCCCCCAAACTTTTATTACGAGATTGGCTTCTACTCCAAAATCACAGGGCAAAGATACGCAAAATTCTATTCTTTAGTCGAATATATAATCTGTTCGAAAAATTAAAGGCTGTCTATTCGGCTTCCCTATTCCATTTCTTCATGTACAATTCTGTGGTACTCTTCGCTTTTGGCGAAACTATCTATTTGCTCACCCTTGCAAAATGACAAAAAAAAGCCCTCAGTTACGGCTGAATTGAATCTACAATTGATATTTATAAAAACACAAAAACCAACTCACCGCTAAAAATAAGAAGCGAAAATAGTATTTTATTGCTTAAAAATGCTATTTTTGCAGGAAAATAGCGGTGAATTATGTATGTAACTATAAAAAAAACGACCCTCAATACGGTATCTCAAGATAAATCTTTGAGAGAAATGTTAAATGAATTATTAATAGAAAGCGATGTTGCAGTAACTGCCGTTGCCGAAGAAATAGGTATAAATAAAGATTCCTTTTCTGAATATTTAAAAGGGAATTACGAGTTGAAGCTGAATCAGGCTATAAAGGTTATGAAATTGCTTGATATCACAGAAGCTCAACTTGTTTCAGCTTATAATAAAGAAGTTAGCGAAAAGGATTTGGCAAATATTGAAAAGTCTGAAAGATTGTCTTATGTGCTAAGGAATTTTGATATACCAACATTAAAAAAAATAGGAATCATTAAATCAAGGTCAAAAATTGAAGATTATGAGAAACAGATTTGTGACTTTTTTAACTTTAAATCCATTTATGAATATGACGATACGTCATTGATGCCAACACTTTTCAGTAAGTCAAAAGCATTTGTTGCTCAAGAGAAAGAAAAGAAGATGAATGATTTTTGGCTTAAATGTTCCATCTATTCTTTTTCGCAAATTAATAATCCGTACGAATATAACCGTGATTTATTAATTGAATTATTAAAAAGGATAAGTGAATTTACCTTGGACAAAGTACACGGATATGAAAAAGTTGTTCTAATTCTTTTTAGATTGGGAGTCACTGTTCTAACCCAACCGTATATATCTGGCACTAGAGCATTCGGCGTTACAATGATACTTGAAGGTAAGCCATGTATAGTTATTACTGATATGAATAAAAAATATCATAAGCTATGGATTAATTTATTGCATGAATTATATCATGTCATAAATGATTTTGACATATTAGAGAATCTTCTATATCATATATCTGATTCTGAAAATCCAGAACTATTATTGAATGAAGAACGTGCAGATAAATTTGCATTAGATGCATTAGTTAATCCGACTATACAAAAAGAGTTGAGTAGAATTGTAGCCCTGCCATATAAAATGAATCAATTAGCAAATAAACTTAATGTGGATGTAAGTATATTATATGGCATATATTTAGAAACCTTACCTAAGGGCGAAAAAAAGAACAAAGAATTTGCTAAATATGGAGGAATGTTGAAATCCTCTGACATTGCAGTTCGTCGAGTTGAATTTGACGCTGTGCCCAAACATTCGCTTAATGGAGCAATTGATAAAATGAAAAAAGAATTATTTCGTATATCTGTCTAAATATTTAAATTATGGAACTTTCAAAAAAGAAATTAGAAGATTTAATAAGTGCTGTAGATAAAATTGTTGCGGCCAACAGTCAACAAGAACCTAGCCTGTTTGATGAGTTGTCAGCCCCAACAGATATTGCTAAGATTCTCGATGTACCAATACAAGACCCTGAAAAATCTTACGATTTATATTATGGGAATATTCAAAAGTTTTTAAACAGTTTTTTGCCCAAAGACAATGAGATAAGTAAGCCTATTCGAGAGCTGGTTTGTATTCTATTATCACATAAAGAAAAAGATAAAAAAGGAATAAGGCATGGAGATTCTAGACAAGCCAAAACTACTGATATGGAAAATTTAATAGAAGTTTTATCCGAATGGTCAGAAACTCCACAGGATTTTTTCCGATTGGCAATTACTCTATTAGACAAAAATAAAAAACTTGGATATATATCTGAAGATAAAACAATTCAAGATTACCTATAAGATTTATATTTCAACGTAGCTAATAGAAAAAGTCCCAGCTATAACGGCTGGGACATACATTTTTAATAATTAGTCGAATAAAGATTCCATCCATAATAATACTTCATAAAAGTTACGGTTACCACACCACCAATTCCGTCATCAATCATTATTGACCAATAATCATCAATTACCTGTTCCTGCTTGGGAAGTCTCTCTGTTGCTTCACCAATAATTTGAGATAAATCTTTTCTCATAATTTATTTGATTTAAATTATACATTGGTGTTTTGACAAAAAAAAGTGTCGCAACACCATATAAACATCGGCGTTACGACATAAAAGTACTACTGTAACAATTGCAAATATATATAATCCTATTGGAAAATTGTATTTTTTGCTATATAAATTTCGATAACAATTGTATAAAAAAACACCCCGACTCATCACGAGCCAGAGTATTCAACTTATGAATTTCAAGTTTTATTATGAGGAATCATTATTACGCCAATGTTTTTTTCGCCAACAGCGCAACAATAATCAGTATGGTTACACAAACACAGGCAAAACCGAATTGTTCATGGAAATAAAAAAAACTTCCCGACTTATCACAAGCAGGGAAGTCTTAATCATAAATTTAAAGTCTTATTATAAGAAATCGTTTCCACGTTGTCGCCTGACCACCGCCAGTACGATAACAACAAGAACTGCCCCACTAACACATGCCAGAACTATTTGTTCAAGCAATTTGGATTCTCTTTTATCCTTCATCATTTCAGTGTACTCTTTCTCATGGATATCGGAAGAGCGTTTCTTGTCGGCATTGAGTTTTATAGTATCGTTTATAACCGATTTCTTGTCTTTTGCCTGATTGAAATTTCCCTCTATTTGCCCGTCCGCCAATAACGGAGGTTTCCCGGTCAGGCTATCGGGCGGTTTTCTTGTGTCATAAACTCGAAAATCAATCACATAGTTACCATTAGTGGTAATGAGTTCGCTCAAAGACGTACTTGATCCGTGTACGATGTTGACAGATTCACGTGTACTATCCTTGCTGATTACTTCTACATCGGACTTGACAGCCTTATGCGAGCTGCCACATGATCCGAACAGCAGGAACAGACACATGAAGGGAGCCAGCAATATATGCCGGCTTACCCAGTTCATAACTCTAACCAACATAGTCTACAACTTAAGAACTTGCATCCTGTTATTTCCGTCAACCCGATAACTGACGTGCACCCAAGCGAAGTTAGACTCGTCAATCAACTGGTCATAGGGCAGGTTCTTTCGGATATACTCAAACAACAGCTTGTTTTGCTGTCTGTCTCCAGTGTCAATATCAGCAGCTTCCCCCTTCATGTGCTGCGAGGTCTTACTTCCCTTAACGGCCGCATTAAGTTCCGGACAGCGATAACCACTGTTTACTGTTATAGGTTTTCCCCACCATGTGCGTAACGGGTCCAGTACGTTATCCACCAAGGCAGTCAGAGCAGTCACATGCTCCTGTCTGCATCTGTTGTTGATACCCAAGCGGTCAGCAGTCGTTGACTTGCAGAGTTCCGCAATCGTAAAAAACTTCATTTCTTTTCCTCCTTATCTTTAATTAATGTAGCCCTGCGTGGTGGAATACGACGGCCGCATTCGCTGTCGGGCCTGTCACAACGGTTATGTTCGGCATCTTTCAATTGCAGTTCCAGCTCGTGGCACTTATGAATCCATGCCAGCTTATCAGACTGTTCATTACGAAGCTCAACGTATAACGCATCAATCTTGGCGTCACGCTGGGCGATGCGTTCTTCCAGCCAGTCAACCTGCTTACGCTCGTTCTCATCCTCCATCGAATCGGCGGACGCATCCTCTTTCCGTGCGTTAGTCTTGCGGTTCACCCAGAACGTGACACCCCAGCGGACAGCCTCCAATCCTCCGAAAGCCCCGATTATAGCCAACCAGTCGTTTAATTCCATTCTGTCTATTGTTTATCTGATTATAATACTACTTCAAAGATATGTCTATTTACTTGCGTCATTGTTGCAGAATTACTTAAATCCATTGCCACGATATGACAATAAAAAAAGAGCCCGATGACAATATTTATTGCCATCAAGCTCCTGGTTACCCTGCAAAGATAGTGAAAACTATTCCATATTCAATCCATATTGAAAAAAATAATCAGGAGCAATATTTCGATTATCCGAAGAATTTAAAGAGTCACAATATTAATAGAAAACAAATAGGATTCATGAAATCTACCGGTTGTCTATAAAATCAGATGTTCTCAAGCCTTTATCGGGAAACATCTTTACTTTTTTCCTTTTCCTTTGAACATTTTTCAAGTCACGCACAATGGTGCTGGAAAGTACCTCCGAATAAATCTGTGTGGTCTTTACGGAAGTATGTCCGAGCAGCTTCTGGACTGTTGTAATCGCAACTCCCTGATGAACCAGCAGGGTGGCACAGGTATGACGGCTCACATGGTAGGTTATCCGTTTTTTGATACCACACAACCCGGCCAGCTTTCGAAGCTGCTTATTCACTTCCGAGTTACAGGGTAGGGATGCAAAACTTCCGATATCCGGATAACGGTCAAGAATGCCCAATGCCTTGCTTTCAAACAGCAGATGTAACGGCAGACGGATATCCACTCCTGTCTTGACAGATTTGAAGTACAGCCACCGCTTGCCGTTTATCCTAATGAAATTCTCAGGTGTGAGCTGGCGGAAGTCAGAATAGCGCAATCCGGTATAACAGCAGAACAGGAAGGCATCGAGCACATGGCGCATGGATTCCTCTTCCACCTCGACCGTTTCCAGCTTCTTCAGCTCGTCCGGGGTAAGAAACTCATGTCTGCCTTTCTCCTGTTTGATTTTGTACTTTCTGAACGGATAAGCGTCCGCGTGCATATATCCCTGGTTGATTGCCTCATTGACCAAGGTACGGAGCTGTCTCATGTGCTTGGCTATCGTATTGACCGCATTGCCCTTTTCCCTTAAATATTGCTCAAAATCACGAAG